GGCCTCTACCAGGACGCTGAGTGTGCAACCACCCGATCCTCATAGAATGTGTTTTGTACAATATCATAGTACATGTCAAACTTTGCCTGCACCGCACTGGTGTCTAGCATCATTTGCTTCTCCCTCACAATGGAGCGTTCGACGAAAAAGGCAACACACGCACGCAGTAAGGCGTCGTGCGTGTCTGGTAAATTGATTGTGAAGCCATGGCTGACCCGATAGTCACCGAGCAGCCATGCCAGCGCTGCGGTCCCATCCATGTAAAAGGCGACATTTGCGTACGCAGCTGCGCTCGATTGCCTCATGATCCCATAACATGTGTCCCGGACTCTGCTACCCCAGTAGCGCCCCGACTCAGGCAAACCTCGATCCCAGTATTCAGGGCGCGTGATCATCGCCTTGTAAGCGTCCAACCTCCCGAGCCTGGTGTGTGACCCCAAGCCGAATGACGTGCTCAAGTTGAATCCTTCAGGCAAGCTCCGGCTTGTCAGTGAGCCCCGGCTTAGTAATGATTTGAGCATGTACACCCGGTGCCCGTCCTGGTGGTTTTTAAGCATGATCGTGCACTCCGGCGGTTGGAGTGCATGACGCCCCTTCCACGCCGTGTATTGAACGTACGCCGTGCTGCTCAGACGTTTGAGCTCACCCATCGCCCACCCGCCTTCGCGTCTCGCATCCCGAGGCAACCACCTGGCAAGGCGCATGATCTCGTCTGCCGTGCGGCGCTTACGGTGCGACAAGCTTAAGAATCGACTCTCGAGGTTGCTCACCCATGCAACATCCATGACCTGACGCATACGTAATTGCCGGCTGCGCTCGCGGAGTGGGAGCGTGCCAGAGAAGTTGTCGTTTTGCGCTGCAGTTGCGATAGCCTCCTTGCCAGCCTTCGACAGTCGAGCAAACGATGGGCTGATGTGGCAAGCCCAACGCACATAGTCTGTGCTCATGTTTTTACCCATCATGTCGAGAACCCACTTTCGTGCCCCAGGTAGGCGAGGCCTTGATGTGAGGCCGTTTGCAGGGACACGAGTTGCTGGGCCCAGCGCGACGGCCGTCTCAATAGGCGATAAGCCACGGTCTAAGTGGCGATCCCATAGCTCGGCGGTGCAAGGGTCCAGTAAGACTTCGCTGATCCGTCGACCACCTAAGTGCGCGATGTGTTGCCACAGCTCTGTTCGTATGCGCTTCCAATACACTGTGCGGCCGGCATGGGTCGGGCCTATGTGTTCAGCATCTTCATACAACCCGAGACCAACATGCCTCCGGTTCGCG